CATAGTATTTGTTTTTTGTTGTTATTTCTTCAGCAAATATATAACAAGAAATTAATTAAACAACAAAAAATTAAACAAAGTTTGTTTTTAATGCTTATTTATACAAATTCTAAATAAAACGGGAGATAAAAAAGCGGCGGTAAATGTAGAGAATTGCCGCAATAATAAGGATCAACCACAACCAACCGAACGACTCTTTGCGCTCAACGTGTTTTTCGCTTACTTTGGTTGATTGTGTGGCAGTTTTTTGAGTTTTGCGTGTATTTTGTAGCGTTGTAGATTTTAACGCCTTAAATCGGCTTATTTGTGTTCGTTTCTTAATACGGCCGTTTTTAATTGTGGTCTTTTTGCCTTGCGAGTCTACAATAACAATCGGTTTGAACGTATCAACTGGTGTGATCTCAAACTCATCCGTGCAAATTGTGCTACTTGAATCCGTAAAAGTTACAACTTTTGTGGAATCAATTACCGATATTTCGCTTTTTGTCTCGGTCTCGGTTGTGCTTTTGTTCACTTTACGCGCCCCGCAGCTTGCCAATAATAACAATATAAATAAATATCTCATTTTATCGGATTTTGTTTTCCACAATTCTAAGGTTGTTAACCTCATAATCGCCGTTTTTCTCGACGCGAATATGCGCGAAGCCATTATTCCAATTGTTGTATGGCATATATTCGGGAGATAAACCACAAAGCGCACCCACGCTCCAGGTTGTAGTCACGTCTCCGCTGAGATTGACCTCCGTGTGTTCGCTTGTTCTATGGTGGTGGCCAATAATACAAGACTCTTTTGCCTTCATATAAAGCCCACGCGCTGGGTTAACAGGTGGCGCAAAGCCGCTAAAAAACTCATGACCGTGCAATAGTGGCAATTTACCCGCTTTTGCGATTTGTTTTGACTTGACTTCTTGCACTCCAAACTCGCCAAAGCGTAAAATTGTAGCAAGTTCAAAGTCGGGAATGCCCAAAAGTTCGGGAGCTTGCATTTTAAGGAAGTTTTGCCAGCGATCCTCGTGGTTGCCAATCTTAAAATAAATCGGGCATTGGAAGTGATCCTGTAAATTCTTTAAAAAGTTACGCGTCATCTCAAGCTCATCGGCCATATTTCGCAAACGGCGGTCCTTAATAAACCGCGAGAGCATATACATGTCGATTGTGTCCCCATTTAAGTAAACGCAGTCGACGTTTTCAGCCTTGCCGTAGTCGATAGCAAGTCGGAGCGCGTCGTTGTTTTGGTAGGGGAAGTGAATGTCGGTTAAAAACAGAATGTTTTTGTTTGGAACGATGACCGTGCCTTGCTTTTCGTATTCACTTTCGGGTAATTCAAATGCACTTGTTTTCATAAAGTTTTTCTTTTCTTGTTCTGTCCGTTCTCCGATTGCGTCTTTTTGTGGCCTATTAGTATGTTCGTTGCGATGTGTTCGCACTATTCCGCGCGCATTGTCAACGCTTGTAAAATCAATCGGAAAATCCTGGTGCAATAGTCTTGAGATTGCCATCGTTGATGACTTTGGAAACTTTGCGATATACTCGCGAGCGATTTCGCCCTTGTATGTGATTTTACTCTCCAAAATATATGTCGGCTTCGGCTTTGCGTCGAATTGTGAGACCTTTTAAAACGTTTCCGCCCGCTTTGTTCCATTTTAAGAACTCCTCACGAATTGACGGATCAAAGTGATTGAAGTTGACCTTACGCAATAGCGTGGATTTCTCAAAACTGGATGGGCCTATGTTATAGCAAAGAGACACAAGAGCGTTGAATTGTCCTTGATCAAGCGGAGCCGTTACTAATTTACTCACTCTTGCGGCGAATTTGTCCGCAATTACTTTAAACATCTCAAATGCTTCAAGTTCTGTAATTGGCTTATCGAGTAGCGTTACTTTTTTGCCGTTTGTGTAGTAAGTATTGCCGTAGCCAATCGTAGGCACTTTCGCGCTGCAAAGGTACGGTTTAGAGCTAAACCCTTCGAATTTACAAATCAGTCGATAACCCGCGTTATTTAGTTTCATTTTGCAAATGCTTTAAATAGTAAAGTAACGAGCGCAGCGGTAAACGCTACGGCGATAACTTTGGCTTGTTTGATGTACACCTTAAGCTCGGCATCGTTCTCCTCCAAATCAATTACTCGCGTGTCGATGTCTGAGATTTTCCAAACAAGGCCACGAAATCCGTTGAGGTCATTCCCGAGTAACGCTTGCTTAATTTCTTTTATGTCGTTTGAGCGGTTTTCACTATCGAGTTTCAATTGCTTAAGGTGTTGCTCAATGCGATCCAATCGCTCGCTTTCAATGTTGCTCATGAGTTAAATTTGTTTGGCTGCGAAAGGTATAACTTAATCCCTCCCAAAGTAATAACTAAAATTTTTAGGATTGTTCCAAAATAATCGGGCAATCCTAAATGGCTAATTAAATCAACGAGCAAATGAGTCGTTTGGTCTAAGATTCCCAAAACGATTAGAATAATCGGCAGTAAATGCTCCTTAATTTGTTTCATCGTCTTGCAATTTAGCCGCTAATTTGTCAAGTATTTGCGACAAAGCAACAACGTCAGCCATTTGATAAACTCCCGCTTTTACTGCGATTTCAATCGCTTGTCTAAGTACGTTTAATTCCTCCATTTTTAGTATGTTAAAATAGTAATGTTTTTGTCTTTTGCTACGCAATTCTCAATCCACGTGTTATCCTCGCCCCACGCTGCAAACTCGTCATCGGTTAACGTGTAGTTCCAATTTGCACACATTACACCTTCCTCGGTTAATAGTTCGTTGTAGGTTGTGCAAGTGGTTGCAGTCGTTTCAAAGTTAAGTATTAAAACTTTTAGTTGTGTTGCTTCGCCTGTAAAGGGGAAATTAATCGGTTGAATTTGTGCCATTATATTAATGTAAATGTTTTAGTTATTCCGCCTATTCTCATTTTTAAATCAGTTCCATCAAACCAAATATCTCCGTTTGTTGGTGATGTCGGTGCAGTTCCGCTCGGTATTCTAAGCGATGCCTTTGCGGTTGTTGCTGCTCCTAATATAGTTATTCCGTTTGCTACTTCAATAGCTCTAAAATCAGCCGCAGCCGTTAAAGTAGGATTGATGTATAAACCTCTTGTGATACCGTTTGCGCCACCTGTTTGATTGATTGTAGGTATTATTGAGGAAGCAGCATAAACACAAGTTCCACTTGTAGGCGCAAATCCTTTTGAAATTAAAAACACGTTTTGATTTCCCGTTGTAGCCGTTCCATTAATACCATTAACAGTAACCATACCAAGGTTAAAAGCGGTTGTTTGAGCAACTACACGTGAATTTAACGCTAAATTTAATCCCGAAGGCTCAGAATCTCCCGATAAATCGGTTGCATAAACACGAAATGCGCTTGTAGCTTGACTACCTATTCTTATATAACCATTGTCCTGTACTTGTAAAACATTAACTGAATCGCTATTTGTAATAGTAAAAGCAGTTGTTGTTCCTAAATTACTTGCACCCTTTACCCTCGCCGTGCCGTTTACGTCTAATTTAAAGCCTGCGTCGGTTGTGGTGTTTATTCCAATATTACCATTAGCTTGTATAATAAATCTATCCGTAAAATTAGTATTTGAATCAGCAGTATCAGGAAATCCTGCTCCAATTCTTAATCTTCCTGTTCCTAAACCAAAAACTAAATCACCTGTATAACCACCATTAAAAATACGTAAAGAATAAGTACCCCATTGAGTATCTCCGTTTTTTCCTAATAAAAACTTCCAAGACCTATCATTACTGTTGCTTTTATTTAAAGCTAACGAAATTTCTTGAGATGCAATACCTAAAGCACTTCCTACTTCTAATCTACTTGAAGCATAAGGTGTTCCACTTACTGTAGTTGCCCCACTAACCCTCGCCGTGCCATTTACATCTAAACCATAAGCAGGACTTGCCGTTCCAATCCCTAAACGATTATTCGTGTCATCCCAAAATAAATTGTTATTGTCTTGCGCTATTGTCGTGCCATTTGAAAATAAAACGCTGCCGCTTGTAAGTGCAGGAAGTGTAAATTTGCCGTTAAATGTACTCCAATCCGTAGACGATAAAGCCCCACGATTTGCAGCCGAAGCCGTTGGAAGATTAAATGTGTGCGTTGCAGTTGTTGAACTTATAGCAAAATCCGTTCCGCTTGTGCCTGTTGCAAATGATTGCACTTGCGCAGTCAATCCGTTTAATGCGGTTAATCCTGTCGAAAATGTTGTAATGACTTCGCAAAGGTGATTGTCTTCCGTGTGTAGTGTAATTGTGCGCCCTGAGTGAGTTACATATATTCTAACCGCCAACCT